GGAGCCGCGACACCGATTGGCTTGGCGTCCTTGACTTTCAAGTACTCCTTGCCTTGGTATTCCTCGGTTTCACATTCTACTTCACACTTGCTGCCAAGCACATTGTGTGCGGTGCCGAGTTGCGTCAAGTACACCTTGACCGACTCCGCTTCGCCAGATATGCCGAAGCACTTGCCCCATCGCTCCCACACAAAGTTAGGAGCTTTGTCGTAGCCGATGTACTCGCGTATCCAGTCACCGTTCTCTGACTTGAGCACGAGTTGGATCGCAGGGTCACCTGCCTTGGACTTCTTCATTTCGATTGCTACTAATTCAACTTGCATTGCTATTCCTTCCGATGTTCTATGACATCATTTATTGCCGCCGCGATCTCAAAGGCAGCGTTCTGTTCTGGCATGTTTATGCCTGTTGTTAACACTGTCTTGATCGCCGCGTCACATACATAATCTAGTGTCTCATTGTCATACTTGCACAACTCAAAACGCATGGCGGGAACACCCCCTACCGCTCGGAGAGTTTCCAAGCGAACGATGAGGTGATCCCATGCGTCTGCCCCGTTTTTGTACATCATGACAATGATACCATTCATTGAGTGGTCGCCGCCCTAGCTTCAAGCAGTAGCTCCGCTTTGTCCTTGCTGATAGCTTTGAGTGCCGACACGCCTGCCCATGCAAGCGTACGTTTTAACGCGTCAACAGGGTCTTCTGATGCGTCGATCTTCTCCTGTACCGCAGCAATTTGTGTTGGGGTCGCTGCAGCTGCGTAGAGCTTCTTGGGAGTGGGATCGTCTTCCTTCACGCAGACCTCTTCTTCTACACGCGGAATCATGAGCAGGTTGCGTAAGAAGTAGTTGAGAGCCGTGGTCTGTGAGCCGAGCGATGCCTTGTCGTTAGGCGTGCCCTTGCGTTCGCACACTGGAACCTCCACGACGTACTCGTTGGATTCACCAGAGACGACCTCGGTAGCACGGAAGCCACATCCCACGATCAGTTGACCGCCTACTTCGATGTGCATGGTTGAGGTTGGTTCGACAACAATTCCACAGTCGTGTAGCACGCCACGCGTCTCAGCGATCATGTGCTCGGCACTCGTGTAGTTGAACTTGTTGTAGTCGTTACGACTGTCCTTGCCTATTGACTTCACTCGCTGTTGGGCATCGTGAAGAGCGGTGGCAAACGATCGCTTTGGTTTTGGTTTTGAGGTTGTTTTCTTCGTGGTAGGCATATTATGCTCCTTCTAGTCCTGTATCCTCGGGTTCAGTTAGTGCCCACATGGGCAACGATAAAGTGGTCACTGTGTCTGGATAGCCGCGAAAGTCATCGAGCAAACGACACTCTGACCATACCCCCAGTGCTTGATCCACTTTCTTATCCCCCTCTATGATTGCTCGCTGATCAAGCGTATAGCTGGCAACCGCGTACGGTGAACTTGTCTCGACAGCGACTATGTAGAATCGCCATCCGTCTTTCCAAGCCTCAATCGCTGTGTGCATGCGAGACGCGGCACGTAGGTAGAACGCTGCTTGGATGTGATAGCCGAACTTGGCGACACTTCGGGCGAATCCGTCGGGGCTCGCGTCGACTGTCGTCTTGAGGTCTACGACCTTCTTGCTCTCGCCGTCGTGTACATCGAGCCGAGCCTTGCATGTTAGCCCCGTCTTCTCATCAACCCAGACAAACGACTGCTCGGTTGCCCCAGATCGAAGTAGGTCGACGGCAGTCTTTGAGCGGGACACTGAGTGCCCTACCTGTATGCAGTCGACTGACTGATCGCGGTTGATGATAGCCTTGCCATCGGCACTAGCCAAGAACTTCTTGTACTGCTCCTTGCCGTCCTTAGTCCTGCGGTTGATGTCGGGCTGGATGGTAACCTCGTTGTCGAAGTTCTCGGGGTTGAGGATCGCAGCATGCGCCGCAGTCCCCAGCATCATTGCTGATGTGGGAACCTTGTCGCCAGCCAAGTACGCTTTCGCGTGTGCTGGTGAGCGGAGCACATGCTTCAGGAGTGTCTGGTTAACGGCGTCGATGCCGAAATACTCTGAGGCACTGACTGAGTGTGATTGCATTAGCAGGCTTAACATGATGCACCACCAGTTTGATCTAGTAGTGACAAGCCTTCTGCGACCACACCGACAACAACGCGTTCGTCCTGTGTCAAACCTGCGTACAACTTGGCTACGCGTAGCACCTCGTCGAAGCGAGCGGGATTGGTCGGAACATCCTTGGGCTTAGCGTCCTGCCGCATGATGATATTCTTGCGTCGTCGGAACTTGGGCTCGGGTTTTGGCGCAAGCCATGTGTTCTCACGAGCGTGCAGGAATCGTTCTGTCCTGATATTGAATCGCTTAGCCATTGTTCTGACATGCTTTCGTGAAGGGGTCGAAGCCCCACGCAACCAAGAGCATGCTGTCACGCTAGTAACTTGGCATGCTGCTTGGATTTGTTTAGAAGATGCTTTCTTCTCGTGAAGGATGGATGAGATAGTGTTCATTGGTCTGCTCCTTATTCTTGCTGACCTTCGTGATACTCGATCGCCGAGTCGACTGCATCAATTAGCCGCTCGACGTTTTCCTTTGACAACTCCGACGTTGGAACTGTCGCTGATTTGTAGTTCTTGAACTTGCTGTCATATAGACCAACAAGTCGGTTGACTTCATTGATATGGGTGTGCACTTTGGTGTATAGCCCCACCATGTCCTTGCCAAAGATACAGATGCCAGTGTGGGTTTCCCAGAACCACTGGTCGCGTTCTTGGGAGAAGCCCACCTTGCCGTCTTTTACCGTTGCTCGTCGTGAGGCAGGCATTAGTACGCGAGCCACGCTGCGAGTGGACGGACTACGCCGTTCTCTAGGACTCCGCACCCGTGGTTGGTTAGCTGCAACTCCTTGGGCGTCAGGCTGATGTGTACAGGCGTTACATACGATTTTACTCCGCTGAGGCTGGTGAATGATCCGCCGATCCGTACGCGGACACCACGGAACCCCTTGCGAGGTCCTGAGTTCACGGAGACGACGACGCCGTTGCGACCGCCGTTGTACTTCGCTCGCCGACCAGACTCGGCAGTGCAGAAGAAGTGCACCACCTCGCCGATCAGATCAATGTGTGTTCGTTTATGTTTCATAACAGTCCTCCTTCTGAAGCTCAAAAAGGGCGGGAGCTGCTGTGTGCCACTCCGCGTGGCACGCTCGTGAGAGAAATACGTCCGAGCTAGCGTGTCGCTCCCACCCTATGCGGAGCTTCGATTTGTACATGGTAACCATATCGGCTATACGTGTCAAATCACATCAATGCGAATCCGTACGTATCCATGCGTATCCATTGGTGTCATATTCATAGAGCACAATATGTTGTGGTTGGATATGGTTTTGAACACTACATATTGTGTATGCAAATAAATGAAATATAATTCCCATTTTATTCTGCGATTCCAGTACTATTGAATTATGGACAATCCGAAGGATGACAGGATGACTATTCGCAAGTGTTTGGTTTGCATAATCCTGCTCCTTCTGTTGGTGATTTGGCTCTCATAGCATTGCTATAGGTATACTATGGCACTACTACGGAACTACCCATAGCATTGCTATAGCATTACTATAGCACTACTATTCACAGCCTTGAATCGATGTTTTTGTATAGCATTGCCATTGCCTAACCATTAGCATTGCGGTAGTAATCACAATCACAATCACAATCACAACTACAAGAACAATAACAAGACAATTACAAGAACAGATAATTTAACAACTTTGATTTGTTTATTGAAAGATTGTGGGGGGGTTGGGGGTTATCCTGTGCTACACTCCCGATGCCCCTGTAGCTCAGCGGACAGGTTCGATTCCTGTTAGGGGTGTTTTTCACAGATGACCAGAAAGATCGACATCGCGGTGAAACTTGACCAGTACGTTCGTCTGGTTCCTGAACTGGGCAAGGTCGCAGCTGCTAAGGCGGCAGGCGTAAGTTGTGCGAGCGTTTACAACTATCGGAAGAGCTCGGAGGGCTTTGCAGCTGAAGAGGCTCACGCGTACGCTCAGCGGCTGGATCGCATTGAACAGGAAATGGAGAGAATTGCACTTGGTGAGTCAGATGGCACGTCGGTGCAGGTGAACGCTGCGAACATGATACTCAAAGCGAACCGAACGAACTACCACAACACGACTCATCTCGTCGGAGCCAGCGGTGGAGCAATACAGATCGAACAGACGATAGACAAGCAGGTAGTCGCCGACGCAGTCAAGCAACTTCAGTCGGAGATGCTGGCACTACCGCCAGCCGAGGAGCGTGAAGACGCCGATGGTGTGTAGAAAGAACAAGTTTCACTGTGGTATACGAGACATAAAGGAGCTCACGACGATGGTAATACCAGACGGGCTGCTGATAGCCAGCGGATTGGATGCAGCGTACCTTGGTTACATCGAGAGGACGAACGAGCCAAGGGTCGCAGTGTATGACATGGAGAAGTGCATAGAGATATTCCAGAAGGACGAGGGGATGAGCAGAGAAGAGGCAGAGGAGTGGTTTGACTTCAACGTAGCGGGGGCTTACGTCGGTGCACAGACACCAGCGTATCTAGTTAGAGACGATGAACCTATCTCTCCATGACGAGGAGACGATCGAGCTGGCTGTTCGCCTACGCCAGATGGCTGTCGGCACGGCTGAAGAGCAGGCGTCGGTCAAAGACTTATGCAAGGATGATCCCGTCGCCTTTCTTATGGCGGCTGGCTGGACTAAGGTGGTCAAGGAGGTCGCCGCTGACGGTCATGAGCGACCATCAGAGACAACTTCGCAACCGTTCATCCCATGGAGATCGCAGCGACAAATCTTGAGAGATGTCGCCGACTGTATCAAGAATGGCGAGGACATTGCATGGGCTAAGTCACGGGAGATGGGAGCGTCGTGGCTCATGCTGTCACTGTCGCTATGGGGCTGGCTGTACCACGAGTGGTCAGTGCTGATATGCTCGCGTACCGAGGACTTGGTGGATAGAGCTGGTGACTTGGACGCGTTGTTCCCGAAGATAGACTCGATGATCGAGCGGCTGCCGTCGTGCATGTTGCCATGTCCTAGAGCTGACCTGCTGCCGAGCGGTAAGCATAGAAGGCACATGGTGTTAGCACATCCAAACGGACACTCGATAGTAGGTCAGTCAACCACTGAACACATTGGTCGTGGTGGTCGACGTACGTGTGTGATCTTCGATGAAGCTGCAGCTCAGGAGAAGCTTGAGTCAGCATGGAGATCAGCAGCAGATACCACGTCGTGCAGGATAGCGGTGAGCACGCACTTGACTGGCAGCTACTTCACACGATCCATCTGGGCGAAAGCTCAAGACCTCGGTAATCCCAAGCCAATGCTTACAACATACGTAGGACATCCAGCCAAGTCACAAGGTGGCGAGTGGAGAACCGACGTGGACGGGACGGTAACTGGAGAGCCAGCGAGACGTTACTTCTGGTCACCATGGTTTGAACGCCAGACGAAGCGACGTGACATGGTGGACATCCGAGAGAACGTGCTGGCATTACCGTCGACTGCTGGCAAGGGGTTCTTCCCACTGGCGAACATAGTCAGGTGCAGGCGAGAGATCACGCCGCCAAGACGATGCGATGTGTACAAGGGCAGGCTGATCGACGCACCCAATGGCAAGTGGAGGATATTCAGAGAGCCAGATGAGACGAACAAGCTGGTGATCGCAGCTGACCCAGCGTATGGCACTGGCAGGAACAACTCAGCTGCAGTGATGATGGACGTGGAGCGTAGGTCAGTGGTGGCAACATACGTTGATCCACACTGCTCACCGTACGAACTGGCACAGATCATGGCTGAAGCTGGCAGGACATGGGCACGAGGTAGAGCCCAGCTGTTGATCGGCTGGGAAGTAAACGGGGCTGGAGCTGCAATACACAAGGACTTGCATCGTTTACATTATCCAGCGATCTGGAAGTCAAAGCGGGGTCGATACGGCTGGCTATCAACAAGGCAAAGCAAACGAGAATTGTATGGGGGCTTAGCACGAGCGATTGCCGATGCGACAGTAGTTATTCCAGACTCAGAGATACTCGATGAGATGGAGACAACCATCGTGTATGACAATGGTGGCATAGGTCCAGCTAGGCTGGAAGTGGATCGAAGCTCAGGAGCAGCAGAGGCACATGGCGACAGAGTGGTGGCGATGGCATTAGCAGTATTGATGTGTGAAACGGCTTCAGGAGCCAGCGATCGTGTTGAGCCAGAGACTGGCTTACCAGATTTCTCTGCAAAATCAATATTAAATATGGAAGAAATCTTGGATTTATAGTTGACAGGGTTTTGTTAGGTGAGGTAACTTACCGATAGAACTACAGTAGGAGGTGTTATGCCACAAGTATTTGAACGAGCGAAACCAACGGAAGTCTTCTATGGGCAGACGGAAATCATAGGATCGGCTACCGTGATAGGAACGAGTCAGGACTTGGTTGCATGCGAGATGACAGTCAAGGCAATGGCAGGCAACAACAACTCGATATGGGTTGGAGACAGCAGTGTAGCACTGGCTACTGGCTTCGAGCTGAAGGCTGGACAACAGATCACAGTGACAGTGGGCAGTCCCGATCAGTTGTACGCGATTGCTACATCAACGCCCGATGATGTTTCGTGGATAGCAACGTAATGGGGGATTGAATGAACAAAGCAATAGTAACCATTCTAGTCATCACGGCTGGACTAATCGACGTGCTAATCATTACAGCACTCGTGTCGGCATACAACAACAAGACAACTGCAACTTGTCCTATGGGCACAATGCAGGAAAGGGGTAACATGCCAAGAGTAGGTAAGAAGCATTTTGCATATTCAGCTGCTGGCAAGAAGAAGGCTAAAGCGTACGCGAAGAAGGTCGGCAAGAAGGTAAAGCGAAAGCCTAAGAAGAAGCGAGCTGGTGGGTATTGAGTGAACATATCCGCATTAAACAATAATTCAGCCTCTCTAGGCGGCATTCTACCCCCCCGAATGAAAGACATGATGGGATGGTGGTCTGCGGACAGTGTTAAGCTGAAAGGTGGCACCAACGACATAGAAATAGTCTATGACAAGAGTGGCAACGGCAACCATTTGAACGAATTGGACTCAGGCATGTCCAACGATTTTCCAACGTTTGAACCTATAGACACAACAGGAAATACAAGAGCATGCAAGGGCATGAATGTTATGCACTTCGATGGCACGACGGGGGACCCACAGCATATACGAGGGTCATCGCTTGATTTATCTGCCGCGTTTGGAACTGATGCCAGCCCAACTCCCGATCCAACATGGACAGTTGCAGGCGTGGTTGCGGAGGGTGATTCTTCAGCAAACACTGAAATATTTATCTCCATAAATGATGCGAGTAATAGCAGCCACAGGCTCGGCATCATGCGTCACAATCAGGGCAGAAGGTGGTCGTTTCGAGGGTCTGGCGGCAGCACGAGTCAGTACGACTCCGCTGTTGGACAATGGTCATCCGCGCCGCAATCATTCGTGTTTACCGCAATAGACCCAGACACGGGGACAGACGACAGCTCACACACATTGAAGATGTGGGCTAACGGAGATGCACTGACGTGGAGTGACACCTCTGACACAACTTACGAGATGGCTTTTGCCTTAGAAACAATCGTCGCAGACACTGTCTACTTATCGTTCGACAGCAGTGGGGCTAATGATGGGTGGTTTGGAACAATCGGCGAGATGATCTTATGGGCTGGTTCATTCACTGACGCAGAGGCGGAATTAGCATCGAAATATTTATCCGTCAAGTGGGGAGTTGCCTGATGCTACAACTAGAAGCCGAACAACTAAGACAAGAGATTGCAGCGGCACGCGACTGGCGTGATAAGCATCTTGGCAGCTGGACAGATCAGATAAGCAGGTTCGCTGGCTCCTCGTACAAGAGTGGTGCCGACAGCGGGGCGAACCCAACAGGCGATCCAGAGAACTTCGCGTACTCGTATGTTGCACTCGTGTTACCCAAGCTGGTATACGATGTGCCACGAGTAGAGATCGAAGCCGACGATCCAATTACCGACGGGATGACTTCAGAGCTGCTTGAGTCAGCGATGAACAGATGGTCGATGAGATCGAGCATACGCAAGACATTCACCCGCATTGCAACTGATATGTTGTTCATGTATGGCATCTCTATGGTGACTCGTGAACCAGTCAAGAGCTTGCGGCGATCTGATCCGCATCACATGGGGACAACTCCCCGCGTGTATCGAATCAGTCCAGAGCATTTCATACTTGACCCAGCAGCTGACTCAGTTGAGGAAGCTAGGTACATGGGGCACAGCTACACGATTGACTTGGAAGACCTCCTCGAAATGGCGAAGGACGACGAGTACTATGATGTCAACGCTATCAAAGAGTTGAAGGTTGGTGGCGACGAGGACTACCGATTCAAGTACGGTGAGCGTCGTGAGATACCAGACAGGGAGCAGGTCGTAGTCACGGAGCTCTGGGTTCCAGAACACGAGGGCGAAGATCATCCCAAGGATGGCAAGCACAACGGCAGCATAATTACAATCGCAGAAGGTGGAGAGGGTGACGTGCAGATCATTGCAGAGACTCGTCCATACTTCGGACCACCAACAGGACCTTACACAATGTTCGGGGCATACATAGTTCCAAGCGATCAGTATCCGCTTGGTCCAATGACTGCTGCCGATCAACTAATTAGAGAACTAAATACGCACTTGAAGTCGATGGCTGCATCAGCATCCGCATATCGACGGATAGTGGCGGTTGACTCCACCGCAACGAAGCTTGCACAAGACATTGCAAACAAACCTGATCTAGTGGTAGTACCAGTAGATAACTTGGATAAAGATAAAGTGGTGCAGCTGGAAATGGGTGGGGTCACCCAGCAACAAATCGGTTACACGGAGCTCACGCAGAACAGGCTTGACAGGCTTACTGGACTGTCAGAGGTTATGCGTGGGAACATACACGGGGACACGACTGCAACAGAAGTCACAACTGCAGCCGCCTCAGCAGGCATACGCATAAGCTGGATACAACAGCAGTTCGCACAAGCCGTGTCTGAGGTGCTGTGGAATGTGGGCTGGTATCTGTGGCACGACGATCAGATCGAAATGCCGCTAGGCAAAGAGGGGATGAAGATCAGCGGCGGTTCGAGTGTCAAGTGGAAGGGTGGACGTAAGGACAGCTACGCTGCCATGTCCATCCGAGTACAGGCTCACTCAATGCAACGCGTTGACGAGGCACTGCAGCAGAAGCGAGCAGTCGAGCTGCTCCAGCTGGTAATGCAAGTTGGACAGATGGCACCGAGCATGCCGTTCGTAGACTGGCGTAGATTATTAGACAATGTCGGGGATAACCTGAACATGCCAGACCTCGGAAGGATTATCAACATA